ATTACACACCCGCAAAGACTGGGCCGTTAGAGCGTTCGAACTTTTTTATCTCGTCCACGATCATTTGACCAACTCGACTACCATCCGCACCCATGCCAGCGTTGACTGTGATGTTGATGTTGCTGCCTGAACTGTTTACGAACTGGTTTAGCCTGTCTAGCGGAATAACCGCCTCGGCTTGTCCAGCTTCTCCAATAACTCCCAGCGTGCCACCGGCTCTGGGCATAACGATTCCACCCTCGGCAAATCCATAAGGGTTGAAAGTTTGCGATCTACTGTCTGTTGTATAGCCACCTATTTGACCCAAGCCTGGCAGCGACTTGCTCTTTACGCTTGTGCCGTTGAACGCTTTGATTACGTCAATGACTCGCTGGAATGTATCGGCGACAATTTGTAGCGCCGTAGAAAGAATGTTTAGGCCAACAATAATTGCGCCAGCGGTTAGGTCTAGCAGGAACTGAACGATTGGGGATTTTAGTATTGCGCCAATGGTTTCTGCAATCACTCCAAACGACTTACCTATGCTTCCAAGGGCTGACAAAAAGTTCTCGTTAGTAACAAGCTTTATTATGGTCGCCAAAATGGTCTTGGCTAGAACTGTCAAGAACTCAAGCACCTGCCCAACTGGTTCTCGCAAGTCCTCAAACAAACGGTTCAAATCTGGTAGAGCTGCTTGGATAAGCGGAGCTAGTTCTTTTGACACGTCTGCAAGTATTGACTCAATCTTTTCAAACAGCGCAAGCATAACCGGAGCAGCTTGGTCAATGATTGGGCCGAACCTGTTTAGTAGGTCTAGCAACTTTGGAGCTAGTGCGCTACCGATTTGGATTGCGACATCTTCAAGCCTTGACTTCATCAAGTCCATTTGAGCGTTGAAGGTTTGTAGTTGCTTTTGCGATACCTCGTCAACTGTTCCGCCGGCAGTTCGCAGCTTGCTTTCGTATTCGGTAAGCGCTTCGCTGTTACCAACCAACGCCAAAATACCCTGGCGCGATTGTTTGCTAAACCCTAGGTTTGAAAGCTCTGCAAGTTTCTGCTCGGTGCTTAGTCCATCAAAGGCAACTGTTACATCTCTGGCAATGTCTGCCAAGTTGCTCATGTTTCCATCTGCGTCAAAGACGGCAATGCCTAGTCGCTCAAATTCCTTTGGTACTGCTTTGGCGCGGTCAGACAATCCGAACAAAGTGTTCGTCAAAAGCGTTCCAGCTTGCTCGCCCTTGATACCTTGGTCGGCGAATACGGCTAGGGCTGCCGATCCTTCTTCTATGTCTTTGCCTACGGTCTTTAGCGCGTTACCGGCTTTGGAAGTAATAGCGGCTGCTAGTTGCTCTACTGAGGTATTGGCTAGTGTGTTGGCTTTTACGAATACGTCAGTAACTCTTGTAAGTCCTGCAAGGTTTTCAGCTGCGTCGTCTGAGGTAAGACCAAGTGCGGACTGCGCGTCTGTTGCTAAGTCAGTCGCCGTTGCCATGTCGAACATACCAGCTTGCGCAAACTTCGCAACCTGTGGCATTGCGGCAATTGAAGCTTGTGCATCTAGTCCGGCAGAGGCTAGGAAGAAATACGCTTCAGCGGCTTCTTCAGCGGAGAACGTTGTGGCTTTGGCTACTTCCCTAGCAGCGTTGCTCATGTCCGTTTGTAGCGTCTCTGAGACGTTGCCCATGATGGCTATGGACTTATTTAGTGCAGCATCAAAGTCCCCGAACTTCTTGACAGAAATTACTGCAATGGCTCCAATGGCAGCAGCTGCAGCAGCGGCAGACTTGGCAGCAAACGCACCGAATTTTTTTAGTGATCCTTCAGCGGCCTTGACACCTTGGTCATAGAACTTGGAAACAATGGGGAGATTTATGGCCATTAGATTTCAATCCGCCTATTCACTTTTTTCATCAGCTCGTTCACAATAGACTTGGTGAGAATAACGATGTCTGGTCTTAGTAGCCTGAACTTTGCAAACGCAAAACGACCACCGCTTTTTTTCATCGGCTGGACTTTGTTTAATTCCCTAACCATAGTTTTGCCTTGGAATGTTTTTCCGCTTGATCGTGAACCAGCTAATTCGGCAATGTATGGGCCACGCTTACCTGTGCGTGAAATAATCCGAACGCTAACTAGGTGATTGCCAGTTTTCTTTGACCTACCTGGCGTGAACGAAATTGCAGCGCGAACTCTCGCCCAGCCTGTATCACCTGCGTGTCCAAAGTCACCGTCACCGAATCCCCTAATAGGTGGCTCAACTGGAACGGCATCCGCTATCTGCTTTGCGAACGGACTAATCTTTGCGCGTAGGTCTTTACGCATTTCTTTCACAAGGTTGTTATCTAGCGCCTTGAGTTCTTTGATTGCATCGCGGACTGCGTTGCCTTCAATACTCGGTGTTGTTGAAATCATTGGCGCTCCTTATGCTACAAGTTTACCGCTTACGCTGTGACCTCTCAGCTTTGGCTTCTAGGTAGCGACCTATTGTCCAAAACATGCGCGGTTCTAGCTGGAGCAAATCAAGCGGACTAATACCTGTTTCGCAAGCAATCCAAGCTATGCGCCAATGGTACGAATCATCACCTAGCCCTTTTGGGCTTTTGGGACTTCCGAGTCCACTCCCTCAATAGTTTCTAACCAAGGGTCAAACTCTAGCTCGGTTGCGTGTGTGCGGTGTTCCACGCTCCACGCCAAGAAGTAAAGGTGCGTCATTTTGAAGTCGCTACCCAGACGGGCAATGCTGATCTCGAATGTTCGTTCAAGAGCAACAATGTCCGCCGGAGTAGTTACGACATCTTTGATTGTTTTATCTGCGTAGGTTATGTGTAGGTTGGTTTGCATTTCTTCTCCTTATACTACGGCTCTGGTGACTGCACCGGATACTGGCCAGCTAACGCTTAGCGTAGCTAAATCGCCAACGTTAGAAGCGAATGGCTGATACTGGGTGACAAGCGCCGAGCAGCTGTATGTCGGGTTGGTTGCCGAGATTGCCGATGCCGTTGGGGTTATTGTGATTACAACTACTGTTCCCAATAGTGGGAATAGAGTAGCGTCAATTGAGTCGGCTGCGAAGTCCTGGTGGAAGTCAAGGCTGACTGACGCATCTTTCAAACCACCGATACGCGTGCGCGCAGTGGCTCCAAATGCTGTCGTGTCTTGTTCCTCAACTGTGATGTCAAGGGTTACAGCGGCCAAACTTGCGCTCAAGTCATCGCCACCGATGGTGATTGTGTAATCTGTAGCTACAAACTTTGCCACAATGTTCTCCTTAGTTGCTGTAAACGGTCACGACGAAATCCGCCGCGAGGTATGTTGCGTCTCCTAATAATACCGCACCGATGTTGGTCATGTCTGTAACCCTAACATCGTAAGCGTTACCACCTAGCGTCTTATCCGATTGGATTGCCAGCTTGACCGAACTAGCACCGGTTGAGGATGCGTAGCCGTCTAGAAGTCTTTGTGCGCCTCGTTCGTCTACTCTGCCGACTAGAACTGAAACAAGGAAGTTGTAAGTTGTTAGGCCGTTCTGAAACGCACCGTCATAGTTGACCGACTGAAGTTGAACAACAGCCTGCGGTGGGTTTGGGTTGTCAGGTATTTCAGCAGCGGTGCGAAGCCCTGAGATAGTTCCAATGTTGGTTGCCAGGGCATCTCTAATCGCGGTGATGCTCACGCGAACCGAACCTTCTTGAACGGTGCAATCATTACCTCAACGTCTGGATCAAGTCTGCCGACTCTAATAACGCCGATGTCACCAAAGCCAGCGACACCTAGAGGTGAGTCGTTGCGCTTGAAAATACGAGAGCCTAACAAAACTGTAGCTTGAGTTATCTGAGTTGGAACCGAAGCGAATCCAAAAGTCCCAGCAACCTCAATGGTTGCTTCGCCGCCGACAACCGGGAAGGTGTAATCGCCAATTGCTCGGATTATGTTTCTCGGCGTAGCTATGCCGCCAGCTATTCCGTTGAGCGGCTCAAGCTGGTAGTCGGTAGATGTCCAAGTTTCATCAAAGACGCCGTCTGCGGCTGTAGAGGTTTTGATGTGAGTGTGCGATACAAGATCATCAATCTCTGCAATGAAAGAGTCGCGAGGTGCGTAGACACGCGTTGTAGTCGTCTGGAAGAACTGGCGCTCAGTTGCGCCGTCAATCTCGCGTGATGCGGCTTCAACTGCAAGCTCAAGCAATACGTCGTCAACAGTGTCGGTGATGCCGGCAGATGCTTTGATTTGTGCCAAGGTACAATACCCGTTTGTGATTGCCATGCTTCTATTCTACTTTAGGGTTGCATAGAACAAACAGCGAAGCCCCGCCGCTAACCTACAAGCGACGGGACTCCGATCTGTTTCGTTGGATTAGCTTGCGCCACCTACGAAGTGCTTGACCTCAGTGTTTGAAGTTAGGTCACCATCAAGACGCATAGTGAATCTCCAAGTGGTTAGGTCGTTCTGGAATGCAAAGTCAGTTGACGATGCGACCTCTAGGCCGCCTGCCATACGAACCTTGTAGCTGTCAAGTGAACCAGCAATGACAGACTTCGCATCTATTGCGGTGTCCTCAATGTGTGGATTCTCAAATACAGCGTAACCAGCGAATGTGTCCTGACCGGCTGGGCCTACCTGTGAGATGTTGTACAAGTAGTTACCTGCGGTGTCCTTTAGCTTCCTCATTGCACCGATTGACGAGGTGTTTGCCTGAAGCGCAAATGATGCCTTGCGCCTAGTTGCACCGTCTACTGAATAGATAAGGTCAATTAGGTTGTCGGCAGTGAACGCGCCTGCTACACCAGTCGCACCAGTCACGCCAGCACCGGATGCTGTAACAATTCCGTTTGGCTGTGAAGAACCAGTTCCAGTAGTTAGTGCTTCGTTGACTGCGTAACCAATAGCGTTTCCAGCTTGGTTAGCAAGGTGCGCTCCCAAGTCGAATCCTGCGTCGGTTACTAGCTCAGAAGCGGCCTGGATTATTCCACCGTACTTGAAAG